CCCCGCCGTAAGCGGCTTGAAGATTCCTCTGGACGAACAGGCCCTGCGGGAAAAAGAGGTAAGGGACCGGGAAAAACTGAAGGCGGTAACGGAGTTCGCTTATTCCACCGGCTGCCGCCAGCAGTGGATTTTGAATTACTTCGGGGAGGAGGATGGCGCCCCGTGCGGCCGCTGCGACCAGTGCCTGACGCTGGGGGTGGAGGAAGGCCAATCGTTGGGCGAGGAGGAAACCAGGGTTGTCCGGCAGGCGCTGAGCGGGATTGCGCGCGCGTCCGTGCGCATGGCGGACGGTTCCTGGCAGGGAAGGTGGGGCAGGACGAAAATCATCCAGATGCTCAAGGGGGCGAAGAATCAGGAAATTTTAAAAACTTCCCTGGCCCGGCTGAGTACGTATGGCATCCTTTCCCGGTGGAGCGAGGACGACATCCGCCAGCTGTTCCGCGCCATGCAGATGGCGGGCCTGACCAAAATGAGCGGAGAAGCGGACCGCCCCCTGATTACCCTGAGCCCGAAAGGTAATGAAGTGATGATGGGGCGGAAGGAGGCCTCCATGATTTGGCCTCTTGCCCGCAGAGGAAAAGCTTCTGCCCCCTCGGGACAGACTAGGGTGCGCTCCACGGGGGATTTGGCCGCCCTGGGCGAGTTTGACGAAGATTTGTTTTTGAAATTGAAGGAGCTCAGGAATGAGCTGGCCCGTGAAGCCGGAATTCCGGCTTATGCCGTATTCCACAATTCCACCCTGGAAGGGTTGGCCAGGCTGAAACCCACCACCCGCCGGGGAGCCATGAACGTCCACGGCATCGGGGAGCAGAAGGCCGCGAAGTATCTGGATGATTTTCTGGAAGTGATCGCAGAGCATTGCGAGGTTTAAAAAGGTTTTCCGGACCGCTTGCACCATGTCCGCGCCGCCGTGGGGGAACTGATGGCCCTTGTTTTCCCATGGTCCGGCCGCTGAATGTTCCTGCGGGGTTATATTTGCAGGTGAAAAACGGCTTCCGGTTGATTTTATGTTGGGAGGACGTTTGTCCGTCTCTTGAATCCGGACGGGAAATTCCAGTGGGAGGTGGCGCTGAAACCCGGTGAAGAAAAGGAACTGACCTGCCAATATGCCTGCCTGGAGTAATTCCTGCCTGTACTATTTATGTATTGACTTCATTTTGGGAAGTGTGTAGTTTCTTTTCCACACATTACCCAAGACGGAGCGGTGGCTGAGAGGCTGAAAGCACTCCTTTGCTAAAGGAACGTACTGGCAAAACCGGTACCGAGGGTTCGAATCCCTCCCGCTCCGCCACTTTTTTATTACGCTAGAGCACGGAAAGCCTGATTTTACAAGGTTTCCGTGCTTTTTTATTACGCTACATTACCACAGAAAACGGAAAGGTTGCTGTACAAGTGGCTGTACAAGTTTTAAAAATTGTACAGTTCATATGGCAGGAATTATCAAAAGAAGCAATAAATGGGTGGCCGTCTTCAAGACGCTGGACGGCAAAGAGGTCAGGAAAACCACTCGTATCGACGTGGTTCCAAAGGTTATTCCTCCCGGGGCAAACAAAAGAGCGGTCATAGCGCAAAACGAGGCCAGGGCTCGCCTTATTGCCGAAGAGCTTGAGCATGGACACAAGACCGGCTTTGTTGACTCGCAGCGGCTCAAAGCTATCGCTGGCGGAGATGTTCAGGCGGCCAGCCTTGGCAGAAAGGCCGTGAGCGTTGGAGCGTATCTCCATGAATGGCTGCAATCACGATCCGGCAAGATTCAGGCACACGAAAGAGACGGGAAGGCCATCAAGCAGTTTATTTTGTTCCTGGGGAATGATGGAGGGCAAGCCATAGCCTCCATCAACAAAGACACCGTGAGACGGTTTGCGGAGACAGAAATGGAGCGCGTGTCATCCGGTACAGTATCAAGGTATCTCGAATCTCTTTCCTGCGCGTTCAATCAGGCTGTCGAAAAAGAATTGATCATCTCCAATCCTTTCAGGGGAGCCAGGCTGGACAAGAAAAAAAAGCAGGACGACAAACAGGAGCGCAACGCGTTCACCGTGGAAGAAGTCAAGAGGCTGGTAGAAATTTTACCGGGTGAATGGCCGGACATGATACGGGTATGCCTTTATACGGGCGGCCAGCGTTTGGGCGATATTGCCACCCTCAGATGGGAGCAGGTCAACCTTGACGGTGGACTGATTGCCATGACCTCACAAAAAACCAAGCGGCGCATGAACAAGCCCATCATCCGACCGCTGAAAGAGATTTTGGAAGAGAGGGAGAGATATTCCATCAATGAATTTGTGTTCCCTTTGGCCGCCATGAAACACGCACAAGGCGGCGGGAAGTCCAGCAAGCTCTCTCTTGAGTTTACCGGACTTCTGAAAAAACACGGCATCATTTCTGCCGGGGAAAGGAAAGGGAAGGGAGACAAGCGCGTGCTGTCTGAAAAAAGCTTTCACAGCCTGAGGGCGACCGCGGTGACGATTTTGCGGTTGGCAGGGGTGCCGGCGGACTTGTGCCGTTTTATTGTAGGGCATGACTCTGAAGAGATTGAACGGGTATATTTCCGGCCCGACTCGCAGGATGTCGTGCATGCAATAGAGGAAATATCCAGCAAGATTGTTTTGTAATCCTCTCGGGAGGAATTTGTCATCACGTGAACGGATAATCGATGACACAACGTCTTACCGGAGTCACAAGACATCAAATCTCATGAAAAAACAGGAGTTTCT